ATCAGCTACTGGAATAGACACGAAAGAAAAACGAGCAGGCGTTTTAGGTGTAGCAAGACCATGGATGAGAGGTTTATTTCCTGTGGCTACCCCAGATCAAGAATGGCGTATGAATGTAGGGAACACATATGGCGGTAATGCTCTGTCACCTCCTGCTGCCGCTGCTGAGACTAGTTTTTTAACCCTATTGGGAGTGGGCTAAGTGACTGACAATGTAACTGCTGACCCTGGCGCATTAGGAGCTGTTTTCGCCACGGACGATATTGCTGGCGTTCACTATCCCATTACCAAGTTCACTTTTGGCGCGCTGGATTCTCAGACGATAGCAAGTTCTGGCACGGGAACAGACGATGCCGGGACTCAAAGGGTTACGTTAGCGACTGACATCTCTTTACCTACCGGCCCGGTCACGAATGCTGGAACCTTTGTCGTTCAGGAGGATGGGGCAGCCCTTACGGCATTACAGTTAATTGACGATCCTGTATTTGCTGACGATGACCCGTTCACATTAGCTAGCAGCAAGACTATGGTTGCCGGTGCGATTCGTGACGATAGCCTTCCTACCTTATCGGCTGCTGAGGGTGATGTTGTCCCGCTCCGGGTTAATTCTCTTGGCGAACTACACGTTCACAGTCATCTTTTCGATCCAGGAACGGTAGATGGATTCGGCCATTTGTTGGTTAATGAGGGTATTAATCAGGTCGAGATTCAGTTTTTCCGAGACACGCCAGCGAACCTGCTTACCGTTACGACTGCCGGCGGCGGCGCAACTTCTCAGGTTGGCGGTGCTGGAAAATTTGAGACAAGTACTGCTGGGACTGCGAACGCAAAAGGCGTTACAGCCCTAACTACGTCATATCGATCCGCATCCGAGATTTTTGTTTTATTTTCGACTCTTTTTACCACACCGACGGATGGCAACGGGTTTCAACGCATAGGTCTTTACGACGACAATAACGGAGTCTTCATCGGTTTTGAGGGCACGACATTTGGTGTGACCATCCGTAATGCGACCTCTGACACACAGACAGCTAAAGCAAGTTTTTCAGAAGACACATTAACTGGTGCGGTTGGTTCGCGGTTCAGAAGGGATGGATCACCAGAAGCTATTGATCTGACAAAATTCAATGTCTTTCGTATACGGTATGGCTGGCTTGGCTCGGCTCCGATCTTTTTTGAGGTTTTATCGCCGGATGGAGAGTGGATAACTTTTCACACCATTCGTCAGCCTAACAATGCTGTTGTTGCTTCGATGGAAGACCCAGACCTTCCGATGACATTGCACGTATCGAAGACCGCGGCGGATGCAACTAACCTTATCATGCTCACCAATTGTTGGGCTGCGGGCGTTACCTCTGGGGCTTTACCTTTAGATGAAACACTGACGGACGACAATCTTGCTAAGGTCGTGCGTACTATAATTGCGGGTAAGAACCCTGGTGGCACTTATGTCAATTTCACGGCGACCACGGCGGGCAATTTCAAGACTTCGGTTCAGGAGATATCCGATGGATTGGATATTGGGGCAGGAAACGCAGGGACTGAGACCCAACGAGTTTCAATATCGACTGATGATGTAAACCTGTCAGCTATAAAGACCGCAACAGAGTTAACTGACGATCCGATTGTTGCTCATGCTGCTGCTATTTCCGGGTCTACTGGTGTTAATGTGGTTGGTGCCCGTGCGGTTGCAAGTGTTGAGGGACAGACGGAAACGACCGCTGCTGATGCCTCGCAGGTAAACGCCACATTAAGCGGAAACCTGATTACTCAATCACAAGTAGCGCCCGAGGAACTGGTTAGCTTTCATGTGGCAAATACAGACGGTGCTGAGGATGCGGTTACAGGATTGGATGCTGGTGGTGCGACTGTTCACAACTATATAACGTCTGTTACGATTTCTAATCGTCATGCATCCACAGATGCTCAAGTGAACCTTCTGGATGGATCGGCTGGGTCTGTGTTTTGGGAGTTTCCAGCGCCCGCAACGGGCGGGACAACGCATAACTTCAGTCCTCCACTAAAGCAGCCAACAGTAAATACGGCATTGTTTGTTGATCCATCTGCTGCTGTAACAACTATTGGGATATCTATTGCTGGCTATCAAGGCCAAGGATGATATTAACAACGCTTGTCCTGTTTAAGTTCTGGGCGGGAGCTGGTGGCGCAGAAGCCGTAGAGGAGGTCACATCAAAGGGTGGTGGATGGATAGCACGGGATGTATTCGACACCCTGGCAGACCGGAAAAGACGCAAGCTAGAGGCTCTCAGGGAGAGGTTTGAGGAGGTCAGGGAAATACCAGGCATTGATGGAGAAATAGCCGTACTTTTCCACAAGAATGACGAAAAGGAATTGATCGAAAGCTCTCTCAAAGAGCTGGAAAATCTGGTAAAATCAACATCCAAGGCTCAGATTGAGCAGGAATTCAATACTCGGGTAGCTAAGGCTTTTACCAGGGCCTCGATACAAGGGAATTTCTCAGCTCTTCAAGCATTCGAGAGGGAAATGGATAGAGTCAGGGAAGAAGAAGACTTCTTTTTGATAGCGGTAATGACATTGCAATGATTGAGTTTTTGATAGCACTTGCTTTTATAATTATCTGTGTCCCAGTTGGTGTTTGGGCGCTAGGTAAATACGTAGAGTGGTCGTTCCAGAGATGGCAAGACAAACGTTATGGCCGCTGACCAAGTAGAGATAAGCCTCCCAAAGACTATTGTGCTTGAGGAGGACACGTTCCCTGCCACAGCCTTTTTTCGTACAAGGGCTACTAAGGCAGCCACTGCTCCAACGACGATCAGGTACAGGGTAGACGACCTCAAGACTGGGAAGATACTGACCGATTGGACAAGCGTATCAGCAGCGGCTAATGTCACTATTACCATCACAGCGGCCAATAACGAAATCCAGGATGAGGCATCGAGACTTGAGAGAAAACAGCTCATTGTGCAGGCCGATGCAGGACTTAGTACTCAGGTTAATGGAAGGGTCATATGGAAAGTCAGGAATGTTGCCGGGATTGATCTTAACTCATGATTTCGACTATTTTTATACATAGGAAAAATTATCGTTTAGCGGATGAACCGCCTGCCTATTATCCGTGGCCTGTTTGGATAACTAATTTTCGTCAAGCTGGATTTTTTGACCGGAAAGTAAAGATACAGAAAATGCGAGATTCTGGCATGACGCTTAAGGCTATTGGTGGTGAATTTGACATTACGCCAGCACGTGTTCGCCAGATATTGTTGAAAAACAGGAATGTCGCTGGCATTGATTTGAACTCGTAGGAGGAAATATGGCACTACACGGACACACACCGAGGCAACGACAGAGGCTGAAGAAGCTTAGACCTAAGAAGCGGAAGAAAGTAAAGTAATATCGCCCTTGTTACAATGCATTTGGGCATTAGCGGATTAGTGTGTCAAGGTGTGATCGAGCTTCTTTTTGAGTGATGCCTGTGATTTTGGCATATTGTTGAATGACTAGTTTATATGCGGAATCTATATGCTTTTTAATGTGAGCTGATTCTGTGGCCCAATGGTCAACAACTATTATTAGATAGTCGATTTTCTCGATTTGTTCTTGGGACATTTTCATTTTGATTCACCATTTATGATAATATTAATAGCAACTATGGCAGCCCCAGGGAGCTTATTACGACCTGATTTCCATGCTTTGTAAGTATTGTAGGGAGTGTCTAGGAGTCGGGCCATTTCAACAGGCCCAACCCCCAGAGATTTTTCGGATTGTGAAAGGTATTTATGCTGATTCATTTCAGGCATCAATTTGTTTAGCGTTGCCGCCAAACTTCGTGGCATATTTCTTGGCTCGGTCTTCGGTTATGCCAAACATGCGCTGTGACATGTGTGGGCCTATCCATTGCCAGTTTGTAGGTGCGTTAGCCATTTGAGCAGCGATATTGCGGAATGATTGTAATTGGATGTGGTTCATTTCGTATCTCCCGTGTCAGTAGGTATATAATGCCTGAATAGGGCATAGGTGTCAAGCACCTAGAGCCTTTATTCCAATCTAAATTCATAGTATAATCAGGTACTTATAATGCCATTGAAGAAAGGACGATCAAAGAAGGTAATTTCCAGTAATATCAGGGAATTAAAGCGATCTGGCAGACCTCAAAAGCAGGCTGTTGCAATAGCTTTGAGTAACGCGAGAAGGAAGAAGCGGAGGAAATAATGAGCAAAGCATTGCATACAATGCTCGACGTTGATCGACTGTATATCGACACCATGCTGGCGATTGAACACGCTAATTCGCTGTGGCAGAAATTGTTGTGTCGGCATGAAAGATGGCAGGAAACCTACAGTGGAGTAGTGTGTCCAGATTGCGGCAAAGAGTTTTGATATGCCAGCAGGGAGACCAACAGATTACACGCAAGACTTAGCTGATGAAATTTGCTCTCAGTTATCTGAAGGAAAGTCTATGCATCGAGTGTGTGTATCTGATGACATGCCTGACAAACGTACTGTTTTCAGATGGTTACGAACAAATGAAGAATTTTGTCACCAATACGAGGCAGCAAAGGCTGAGAGTGCTGACTTTTTGGCCGAAGAAATCATTGAAATATCTGATGATGGTACAAATGATTGGATGGAGAGAGAGCGTTCTGATGGTTCAACTTACGAGATGGTTAATTCTGAACACATCCAACGCTCAAGACTTCGTGTTGACGCTAGAAAGTGGATAGCCTCTAAACTCAAGCCAAAGAAATACGGGGATAAGACAGAACTGACTGGTCCTGAAGGCATAGCTCTATTTCCTACATCGGTAACAGTGAATGTTGTTAGCCCAGAAAAAGACGCTTGACTTTGACATACCAAAGGCTGCACTGCCTATCTTTGAGGCACCAAGACGCTACAACACACTGTATGGAGGTCGAGGCTCTACAAAGTCCTGGACAGTAGCTCGAATCCTCTCTCTGAATGGCTATCTAAGCCCAAGACGAATCTTATGTGCCAGGGAGACTCAGCGATCCTTGAAAGAGTCTGTCTACCAGCTTCTATTGGATCAGATGGAGTTACTTGAACTAGGAGCATTTTACAAAGGTACAAAGGACAGCATTATTGGCTTGAATGGCACTCAGTTCTTGTTTCATGGTGTCAGGACTGAGGATGTTACCAAGATAAAAAGTCTTGAGGGTGTGGATGATTGTTGGGTTGAGGAAGCCCATGCTTTGTCAGCAAAGTCCTGGAGGATATTGGTTCCGACAATCCGTAAAGAGGGATCACGGTTTTACATCACCTTCAATCCTGAGCTAGTTGATGATCCTACTTATGAGAGATTCATCACCAAACCCCCGAAAGACTGTCATACCATCAAGATGAACTATCTCGATAACCCGTGGTTCAGTAAGGTCTTAAATCAAGAGCGTATCGAGGACTACGAGAGAGACACTACACCTGACAAGCACGTTTATAAGCACACTTGGGAGGGCATGACACTACCTGCCGTTGAGGGCGCTATCTTCGCCAATGAGGTTGCCAAGCTCTATGAGGAAAACAGGGTCAGGGCTTTAGACTATGATCCGATGGGCAAAGTACATGGCATTATGGATTTGGGTTGGGGCGTTATGACCATGATCTTAGCCCAGAGGTTTGGTAATACCGTCAATATCATTGGCTACCATGAATGGGTAAATAAGACCTATGACCAGATCACGGTAGAGCTAAAGGCTAAGCATCCAGACTATCGGTGGGGTAAGGTGTTTATGCCTCATGACGCTAGTCACAGAGACCCAAAGACTGGTAACGACCATTACGAGGTCATGGAAGCCCTTGGTTGGGAAACCGACAAGGTCGAGCAGATCGGTATTGAGAACTATATTGAGAAAGGCCGCAGGATGTTCGGTAATGTCTATATCTCAGATGCCAATGGTTGTGACAGGCTTATCCATTGTCTGAGGCGTTTCAAATACCGTATCGCACAGTCAAATGAAGACAAGAAGACTGGAGTTGACAAGGACGATTACAGTCATGGTGCAGAGTCATTTTGCTATACTGCAGTTGTGGCGGATAAGCTGGTCAATGATGACTTGGTCATCGAGAACCCATACAGAGGATTACAAAGTGGATACGCAGCGTAAAGAACTTACGGAGACTGAGTGTGTTTGTATTGCTCTCCTAGCTGGTTGTGATATGAATATTGGTATAAATGATCGTGGCAATTTTGAAATATCTACAATGAGGCCAGTTGGTATATTGGAGAATGATGGCAAATATCTTGTTGCCCAAACAGCTCCATCTCCAACGAAGCGGTTTATGGTAAATGCCTGACAGAGGACTACAGAGTGGATATGCTGCCTAATGCCTGACATGCGCAAGAAAGACGGTAAGCTTGACAGGCGCTTCAAGGGAAACCGTGAGGCTGTCAAGAACGAAGACCTGATGAACACGATCAGGGATCGTTATAAGTTGATGACTGAGGCTGACTTTGATAATCGTGTTGATTCACTGGCTGATGTTGAGTTTGTGAATATCCCTGGCAGGATGTGGGAACAGAATATGAAGCAAGAGCGAGGCAAACGTCCTTGCTACGAATACAACAAAGTCAAGATACGCTGCAAGCGGGTAGTCAACGATATAAGAGACAATCGACCCTCTGGTAAGGTCAGACCTGTCGAGGGCGGTGATACCGAGATGGCCGAGCTGTATGAGGGTCTTATCAGGAACATCCTGAATGTCTCTCACGCCGACAATGCAACTGACTACGCCGCTGAATACCAGGTTGAAGGTGGACTTGGATGTTGGCGGATCAATACCAAGTTCTCGGATGACACTGCTTTTGACCAGGATATAGTCATTGAGGGTATCGAGAATCCCTACAATCTCTATGCCGATCCTTTGGCTAAAGACTTCATGAGGCGCGATGCGGAGGATTGGATATATGCAGAGCGTATCTCGAATAAGCTATTTGAGAAGAAATACGGTGAGGCTGAGAAGGTAGACTTTGAGGGTGATCGACAGTTCGATAGTGATGATGACTGGTATGACGATGAGACAGTCCGTGTAGTTGAGTACTGGTATAAGAAACCTCACACCAAGGACATCTGGAAGATTCCTGATCCTAACAATCCTGATCAATCCATCATTGTCGATTCTGAATCCGATGAAGGCATTGCCCTAGCCAAGACCAAGGGTTTCAAGCCAAAAGAAATCAGGACGGTCAAGACGTTCATTATCGAGATGGTGGTCGCCAGTGGTAAAAAGGTCCTGGAAGGTCCGGTAAGGTGGGCTGGTCACAAGTTCCCATTTGTCATGGTGTATGGCGAGTACAAGGTTATAGATGGCAGAAAGTACTGGTGGGGTCTTGTAAGGAATGCCAAGGACGCACAACGCAATTACAATATCTCAAAAACGTCTATTGCAGAGACCATCGCAATGGCCTCAAAGGCCAAGTTCTGGGCCACACCTAAACAAGCTGCTGGATTGACGGACCAATGGTCTGTATCGCACAAAGAGAATTTAGCATGGAACATTTATAACCCCGATCCTGCCGCACCCGGCCCTCCAAGTAAAATGGGTGGTGCAGATGTTCCTATCGCCCTAATGAGTCAGGCAGAGATAGACGACCGTGACTTAAAGGACGTTATGGGTGTGCCTGATGAGAGTATTGGACAGCAAACTAATGCATCTTCAGGCAGAGCTATATTTGCTCGTCAACAGCAGGGCGAAATAGCCAACTTTAATTACAAGGACAACCACGCCAAAGGTTATGAACTGACCTATGAGATTTTAATCGACCTGATCCCTGAGATTTATGACTCAGAAAGAGAGTTGAGGATTATCGGCACGGATGGCAAGACCGATTACAAGCGGGTTAATACGATAGTCCAAGACCCAGAAACGGGCAAGGCGATTCGGGTCAACGATATGTCCTTTGGGAAATACGATGCGACCATCAGTGTAGGGCCTTCGTTTCATACCTTGAGACAGGAAGCTGCCGAGACATATAGTGCTATAGGACAGCAATTCCCGCAGATATGGGCGGTTGCTGGCGACTTGTTTATGCGGTCGTTCGATCTTCCTTACGCAGACGACATAGCTGAAAGGCTACAGACCATCCTGCCACCTGAGATACAACAGACCCTGAACAGTGACGAAGAACTGCCGCCAGAGGTCGAACAAGCCATGCGACAGGTCCAGCAGGCGGTGGAGCAAGTGCAACAGCATGGTCAGCTAGTCCAGGAGGCATCAGCAGAGCTTGAGGGTGAAAAGGCACTCAATAAACAACAGAAAGCCGAGATCAAGACAGAACTCGCCAACGTCGCCAAAGCCACGGCTGAATTTGACGCCCATGTCGCCAATGAGATGCTGAAACTTATAAAGCAGGAGACCGGACTTGTTTCTAAAGATGCGTCACTGACTATCAAAGCAGCGGAGCTTAAAGAGGCAGTCGCTGATTTTGGTCAAAATGCCATATCCGATACTGTAGATGCTGCGGGTTCTGGTGCCTTGGGTGTGATTCAAAATATTGATAAGGTACTGGCTGAGTTCATGCTTGCCGTGGACCAGGCTACAGCCGCCCATGAGGAGATATTGACCCAGATCAAGGGCAGGGTAGAAAGAAAGCCAATAGGTGGCAAAACCCGTAGGGAAGGTGGTAAACTCACCGCCGAGGTAGAATTTGATGATGGCAGTACTGAAAAGATAAGTGCTGTCAGGGACGGCCCCGATTTGAAGATCGTCCCGGAGGAGTAGACTGTTTTGTAGTGGTGCGGCGTGGAAAGCAGACACGCGGCAGGCGGCGAGGCAATGTAACGTGTCGAAACGCTAAGTCCCTCGATCCCCCGAGGTTACATTAGGGGTAGCCAGAGTAGCGACTGGCCACCACTAACAAAGCAGTTTTGCAGGTTTACGCAGAACCTTAATCTGTGGCTTAAAATTCGCTGAGAGGCGCGCATGGCAAAGAAGGAAGGTGCAGACGTAAGTTCTGAGCCTGAAGGTAAAGTTGCAGAGGCGGATGCCAAACCAACCGAGCCTGAGAGTGTTGAGGAAAACGCAGCGGAATCACCACCCGCCGTCGAAGAAACCGACGATAAAAAAATTGATCCGGCCAAGAAGGATGAATTTCAAGGCCGGATAGACAAACTGACCAGAAATTTCAGGGAGTCTGAACGGGCTGGCAATCAAAAGGACGCTCGGATAGCTGAGTTAGAAAAGCAGGTAGCCGACGCCCCGAGGGAGCCAACCAAGTCACTAGCCGATTTTGAGTTCGATGAAGACAAGTATCGGGATTACCTGTTTACCGAGGCAGAGACCAGGGCTGAGAAAGTCGCCCTGAAGGCTGTCGAGGGTTTTCAGGAACAAACGAGAACGTCTAACGCCGAAGAAGATTTCGACCGGCGTGAAAAGGTATTTGCGGATACGGTGAAGGATTACGATGCAACCGTGCATGTCTATGACGGTTCGTTGAAGATTTCACCGGTAATGGCAACCGAGATAAAGGAAAGTGAGATAGGCCCTGAGATGGCTTATTTTCTTGGTAAAAATCCTGATATCTCGGCTGAGATAGCCAAGTTACCCGAAAGGGCTGCAATACGTCGGATGACATTATTGGAGAGTGAATTGGAATCCGAGAAGACAAAAGCTGGGAAGAAGGTCAGTGATGCGCCTCCTCCGCCGCCCAAAATACCGAGCGGTGATGCTGCTCTTGAAAAGGGTTATAGCGAAGGTATGTCGGACAAAGAGTTTGATAAACTGAGGAGGAAAGAAATTGCTAACCGTTAAGGAATTAACACATGGCAAACACTCTCAGTGTAATCGACATGGTGACAAGGGAGAGTCTGCGCATAGCGCATGAAAAACTCACCTTTATTAGCACCGTCGATAGAAGCTATGACCCCTCTTTCGCCAAGACGGGCGGTAAGATCGGCGATACGCTTCGAGTAAGAAACCCAAACCAGTATGTTCGTCGCAAAGGTTCACGGGTCATGGATGTCCAGGACCAGGAGGAAACCACGCAGGATGTTGTGGTGGCTACTCAAGATGGCGTGGACATGAAATTCAACTCGGCAGAGCTTACCTTGTCGATTGACGAACTCTCCAAACGTTACATAGACCCGGCAGTATCGGTGATGGTGTCCGGTATTGAGGGCGATATGCTAACGTCTGTCACCAAGGACGTTTACAACTTTACTGGTACGACTACTGAAGTTGTTGGTGCTACGGACCTGGATGCTGTTGCTCAAGCACGGGCTAAACTCAATCGAGGATTAGCACCTAAAGACAGTAATCGTAATGTCCAGCTTGATTCTGTCACGATGGCGGCGGTTGTTAATCAGGCCACAAGTGGTACGGGCGCTCTGTTCAATCCATCCCCTGATATATCCAAAGCATTCCGCGAGGGATTTATCGGTCGTAATTCAATGGCTACATGGTTTGAGAATGATCGCACATACTTCCACGTTAGTGGTGCTGACCATACGACTGTTACGGTTAATGATGCTTCAATCGCTTCTGGTGATACGGCACTCACGACTGCCGGTGGAACATGGTCAGTTGGCGATACGTTCACGATTGCTGATGTTTTCGAGGTACATCCTGAAACGAAGGCGAGCTATGCGACGTTACAGCAGTTTGTTATTGTCACG